GAATCAAAAGAATTTTTAGAAAAGATAGGAGAAATGACATGAGGCTACCAACCATTTATCAAGAATACATCCACCTATCCAGATACGCACGATGGGATTATGATTTGGGAAGAAGGGAAACGTGGGATGAAACAGTTGGTAGATATTTTAACTTTTTTACGTAATGGTTGGAAGAAAAAAATGATTACAAGTTAGAGAACGGAGAACGAGTCGAACTAGAAAATGCAGTCAAAGAATTAAAAGTGATGCCATCAATGAGGTGTCTTATGACCGCTGGCCCTGCACTCAAGAAAGAAAATGTCGCTGGATATAATTGCGCTTATATTAAAGTTGATAGTCCAAGATCGTTTGATGAAATTCTTTATGTGTTGATGAATGGAACAGGAGTGGGGTTTTCTGTCGAACAAGAATACACTAATCAATTACCATTAGTTCCAGAAGAACTATATGATACTGATACTGTAGTAGTAGTTGCAGATTCAAAGTTGGGGTGGGCTAAGGCATTTAAAGAATTAGTATCATTATTGTATGGTGGTCTTATTCCAAAGTGGGATGTATCTAAAGTAAGAGAAGCTGGTGCACCCCTCAAGACCTTTGGTGGACGGGCATCAGGCCCAGCTCCGCTAGTAGATTTGTTTAAATTTACAATAAATACCTTTAAGAGCTCTTTAGGTAGGAAATTACATCCAGTAGAGTGTCATGACATCGTATGTAAGACAGCAGAAATCGTGGTTGTGGGGGGTGTTCGTAGGAGTGCTCTCATCAGCCTGTCTAATCTTAATGATCGTGAGATGCGTTTCGCCAAGCATGGTGAGTGGTATACACACAATGTCCAAAGAGCGCTTGCAAACAACTCGGTTAACTATAAAGAAAAACCAGACGTTGGTACTTTCATGCGAGAGTGGCTTTCCCTATACGATTCAAAGTCAGGAGAGCGTGGAATATATAATGGCATGTCAGCCAAAAAAACAGTTGAACAATTAAATGAAAGATATAAAGATGAAGACGGAAGATTTATTACTAGACGAACTACCAGAGAGGACTTTGGCACAAATCCATGCAGCGAGATCATTTTACGGTCACGAGAATTCTGTAACCTCTCAGAGTGCGTTGTCAGACGAGAGGACACTCGCGAATCTCTCAAAGAAAAAGTTAGAACTGCGGCTATCCTTGGCACATTTCAATCAACCCTTACTAACTTTAGATACCTTTCAAGAGAGTGGAAAAAGAATTGTGATGAGGAACGATTATTGGGAGTATCCCTCACAGGAATAATGGATAATCCTCTTACAAACGGATCTAAAAAAGGATTAGATAAACTACTTGAAGAATTGAGAGATATCGCTTATGAAACAAATAAAGAATGGGCAGATAAACTTGGAATTCCAGTTAGTGCAGCCATTACTTGTGTCAAACCAAGTGGTACTGTATCTCAGCTTGTTGATTCTGCTTCTGGTATTCATGCCCGTCATAATCCTTATTATATTCGTACTGTAAGAGCAGACAATAAAGATCCCCTCTGTAAACTTATGAAAAATGTGGGATTTCCAAATGAAGTAGATGTGACAAAACCAGAACATACGACAGTCTTTTCATTTCCATTTAAAACTCCAAAAGGAGCAGTTTGTCGTATGGATATGACTGCATTGGAACAACTGGAACTATGGAAAGTTTATGCAGAAAGTTGGTGTGAACATAAACCATCTGTTACAATTTCCGTAAAGGAAGATGAGTGGGTTGAAGTAGCAGCTTGGGTGTATGATCATTTTGATTCTATTAGTGGTATATCATTTCTTCCATTTAGTGAGCATGTATATCGTCAGGCACCATATCAAGACTGTACAGAGGAAGAGTACAAAGAAGCCTTAAAGACTATGCCTAAAAATGTGGATTGGGCAGAGTTATCAAAATACGAATCACAAGACTACACCATAGCAAGTCAAGAGCTGGCATGTACGGCGGGAGGTTGTGAAATAATTTAACAAGGACTAGATGAAAAATTTAATCATCATAATTATATTTACTATAATCTTTGGAGGCTGTACAATAACTTTCGGGCCAACACAACCAGAAAAGGAAATCAAAACTGAAGTAACGGAAACAAAAAAAGAAACTCTCAAACTCAAACCATGGCCCCATATAGAGAAGGAATATTGGTATGCAAAATATTTCCTCAGTATGGCTATGAATCCCGATGTACAACGAATGTTGTCACCAAGACAAGTATTTGAAGTAGTTAGGTGTACAGTAGATGGTTTTGAAAAAGACTATGAGTATGAACAGTTTTTGAAAGAGATTGGGGATAATATGGTGCTCACACCTCATATTAGTAAATACATCTACGATCTTTCATTTATGTGTTCAAAAGAAGTACAACGTAAAATGAAAGATGACCAAAGTAAAACCCCACTAACTTTAGAACAGTCTATTTAAATTATAATAAGGGAATTGATGCCTATAGATATTAAGATAAATGAAGATGACTATATACTTTATGAGATATTGTGCGATTACTGCGATGAGGAATATGTCATTAAATATAAAATGAAAGATGATATGCCTAAACAGGCTATTGAATGTTGTCCTTTCTGCAGTAATTTGATTGAAGAACCTGCAGAGAGTATTATACATGATGAAGAGACTGGCTGGGATTGATTATTCACTAACATCACCGGCAATATGCGTATGGAAAGAGACAAATGATAATAGACAGTTTAACTTTAATATGTGCACTATACATTATTTGGAAACTCCACAGCGACTCAAACGGGCCGCCCCACATGAAATTTTAAATTTATGTGCACACGAATATCCAGAATGGGAAACAGAGGAACAAAGACATGATCTACTTTCAGATTGGACTATGAGTATAATTAGTGGATGTCAAGTATTCATAGAAGGATACGCTTTTGCTACTTCTGGTAAATCTTATGTTCGTTCTGTTGCAGAAAATTCTGGACTACTCAAACATAAGATGTATAAGGCAAACCAGACCTTCACATCAATACCACCTACCGTTATTAAAAAATATGCCACAGGCAAGGGTAATGCAAATAAAGAATTGATGTACGATGCATTTTCTAAACAATGTGTTGCACCAGTAGGCCTTCAGAAAACCCTTAGACCAAAATCAACTAAATTGTCGAATCCTACAACTGATATTGTAGATTCTTATTGGATATGTAAATACGGCTGGAGAGAGATTTTTGCATAGGGACAACTTTCATCAACTCTTTGAAATTATGAATCAAAATACTCAAAGAAAGAGACAAAAGAGAGAGTGGTATCATAGAAATAAAGAAGCAGTTCTAGAACAACAAAAGAATAGTAAGAAGAAAAAGAAAAATCAGAAGGAGTGGTATCAGAAAAATAAAAAATTGTGTATAGCTAGGGCCAAACGGTGGAATGAGGATAATCCTTCAGCAAGGAAGCTAATAATGGAAAGACATAAAACCAAAAATAATCCAAAAGGAGTATGGTCTGATGGAACTTGAGCTTGATAATGATACAAGGAAAATGAGAATTATTAATTATCTAGATTATATGGATGATAAAAGTTTACAAGAAATAGCTGCAGCTTTATATAATTTGTCTGTAAGAAGACGAGAAGTTAAAGAACGAAAGGAAATGATAGATGAGTCAGGAAAATAAATATGAGAAGTTACCAAATAGTATGTATCCAAAGGTTAGACAACAAGTGGTGGACAGAATAGCAACATTTGAAAAGGTTATTGAAGAACATGAAACCGCACAAAAACAAGCTCTAAAACTGGTTTATGAACAACTTGAAGAAGCACAGAACGATTTAAAATATCTAGATGAAGTTAATTGAGAATGCAATTGAAAAAAATAATATACGTTGATGTTGACGGTACTATTTGTGATAATCCTACGATGCCAGATTTTGCTGATCAGTCACTAGATTACAGTAAAGCAGAACCTCACTATGCTAGAATAGATGTTATTAATGACCTCTATGATAAGGGACATAACATTACATATTGGACTGCTAGGGGGTGTCATTCGGGGAATGATTTTACAGAACTCACTCGTAATCAATTAGAAGAATGGGGATGTAAGTATCACCATTTAGTGGTGGGAACAAAACCACATTTTGATATGTACATTTGTGATAAATCGTTTAATAGTGAATCATTTTTTCACTACAAAGAAAGCGGATTACCATGACAGGAGAAAAAGGTATGTTCAATATAAAATATTGTACATCTTGAAATTACTATCCTCAAGCGGCAAGTTTGTCTGCTCACATTAATAGTAATATCATGGATACATGCGAAATAGAAGGAGGCGAAAAGGGTCAGTTTGATATATTTCGCAATGGAGAACTGTTCCTCTCCAAAGAAGACATGGGCAGATTCCCCACAAAAGAAGATGTGGATGACATGATAAAAGAAATAAGATCATTTCCAGAATAAAAATATTATTACTTAGACCTTCCTAAACACCATTAAAAGACTTGACAAACATAAAAATATAGTGTATAATAGCTATATAAGATAGCTATCTATATCCTATTGGTGTTCCTGTATGGTTTTTACAATATATTTTCATGTAGGCCCAAATTA